AATTATGGTTATCAGTATACAGATGGTTTTCAAACTAAAACAGATGGTAATTACAAATATTTGGATGTGACAAATGGTGCAACAGGTATAGTGCCTACATTACAAATAACAAGTGGAACTGCTACTTTAGCTGATAATGCTGTTGTTATATCAATAGAAACACCAGGCTCATCAGAAGTATTTGATCCTGTATCATTTGGTACAAACGCTTCGTTCAGTTCAACTGTTGAAACAAGAGATATCACACACAAAGATAGTGGCGGTTTCACAGAAGTAATGTCAAGCACAAAGTCTTTTGAAATATCCAGTGAATCATTACAATCAATAAATCCTGATACACCTTTGGATGGGACAGATTTTTTTCATGAACTAAAAGAAAGAGATAAAGTTAAATTAGCTTTCTCTGATAGAATTAGAAACATCATCAGGACTAATCTAACTCAAAGTGGTGTTGACGGGTTTAGTATTTTTTTTGCAGCTCAAGTAGAACAAACAAACTTACAACCTGATCCTTTTGGGGGTAATAAAGCAAGTAAAATAAAAATAGTGACAACTACTACTTTTAATGGTTTGCAATATAGTATACCTAGTTCTAGGATAGAGGATAGATTTGTTACTTGGACTTTTTATGTGAAAGGTGACCCTAACAGTCCAAATAATGACGAGGCTACTTTTTACGCAAATAATGGGTCAGATTTACCTATTAGTAGTGTAGAAATATTAAGTGGTGACGGAAATATTTCTAATTTAACATCTTCTAGTGTTAAAAAAATAAATGGCTTAAATACAGGTGCTAATAACGTTGCTTCAAATTGGACAAGAGTAAGGGTTACATATAATGTGCAAGGTGGCTCAGCAAACCAAAATACTGATTTTAAATTAGTACCAGGCTCAGCTAATGCACAAGTAGCTA